ACCACATGATGCTTTATCAGGTATGAATACTTTAAATGCAGGAGAAAAAGGACCTCCTGTATAATCTACTGTAGCCCCATCCATATGCTCAATAGTAAAACTATCTATAACAAATAAGGCAGGACAATCTTCCTGCTCTGCCGCTTTACCGCCCATAGTACCAGGGGGGCATGACCTCCATATTATAATATCCTCATCATGATTAATATGATCTACAACATCCCATTTACCTATTAATCCAGAACATCCCCCTCCATTTAAAGAGTATCTTATAATACCACCAATTTCTTTAAATTGTGCTTTTGCTGAATCAGTTATATTCATTTATAATAGTTGTTATCTGATTTACCTGAGAATCACTAAACACTTTATTACCAAGTACATGAGGTAGTAATGTTAATAATCCTATCACTACTGCTAAACTAAATGTTAATCCTATTCTTAATATCCACTTCATAGTCTCTCCTATTTATTTAAATGGTGGGCCCGGTAGGACTCGAACCTACGACCTGCCGATTATGAGTCGGATGCTCTAACCAACTGAGCTACAGGCCCTTACCTATTATTATTATGTATATTATACATTATTTCTTGTCAGTTGTCAAGGGGATATTAGAACAGCTTATATATCTTCTCATATAAAAGAAACAAAGCTTTGTAATTTTATCTTCTTCTTTAATCCAGCGTGCTGTTAATCCCCATAAAGCAAACTCATACATTCCATCAGGTTTAATACCTTCATTCCATCTAGGTTCAGATGCTTGAACAGCTATCGGAAATAGTATTAAGAAAAATATTAATTTTTTCGTCATAGTCAAGTTCTCTTAAACATTTACCACAAACAGACCCTATACCCAATTTATTTAGGCATCCTTGTTCGACTGCCTCTTCAATCTGACTTTCCGTAATAGCTTTACAGACACAGATATACATTAGCCTTGACAGGACGGACAGTCATCTTGAGAAGTAGCAAACTCACCAGATACACCAGCTAATAGATCCTGTCCAGAGGGAGTTTCTGAATAATCTTTCATTGTCTTCTGTTCAATCTTATCAGATAATGTTTCTGCTTTATTAGATGTTTCTGTTCTTAAGTAATACAATGATTTGTTACCATACTTCCATGCATTGTAATGTACTTCATGTAGATATTTCTTATCAACACCTGCAGGGAAGAATACATTAAGTGATTGTGATTGACAGATATACTTAGCTCTCTGTCCACCTAAACGGACAATAGCATTCTGGTCGATTTCAATAGCTGTCTTAAACACATCTTTTTCATGTGTAGATAAGAAATCTAAATGGTTAACAGAACCATTATTAGCAATAATTGTGTTCCATACTTCCTCTGTATCTTGGTTGTACCCATGTAATAGTTCTGACAGATGTCTATTCTTAATTAAATGAGAACCAGCTCTTGTTCTATGTACAAAGGCATTTGCTTTAATAGGTTCAACTGATGGTGATGTCCCTGCAATACTGGACGAATTAGCATTAGGTGCTATTGCTAATAGATTGGCATTACGCCTACCTGTACCTTTCATGTCAGGACATTCCCCACGCTCTTTACCTAATAACTCAGACATGGATACAGCACGTTCTTTAATAAGGGAGAATACTTCTTCATTAAGTTCAGCTGCAGCTTGTGATTCAAATGGTATAGATTTCTTCATTAATAGATTATGCCAACCCATTGCTCCTATACCAATACTTCTCTCTTGTGATGCAGAGAACTTAGCTTTAGATATCTCATCAGGTGCATTGTCAATAAAGTATTGAAGTACATTGTCTAGGAATACAGTAAGATCTTGTACTAATAGTGAATCTTTCCATTCATCATACATTTCTAAGTTCAGGGAAGAAAGACAACATACTGCTGTTCTTTCTTCATTAGTTGGTAGTGTAATCTCAATACATAGATTAGAACCACGTGAGAATAAACCTTTATCCTTTTGTGTCTCTGGATAAGCCTCATTAGCTTTATCAATGAAATAGATATAAGGTTCGCCAGTACGATAACGAGTTTCTAGTAGAGTTTCCCATAGTTCACGTGCCATTACAGTTTCAGATACTTTCTTTGTCTTAGGATCAACTAAATCCCAAGTGTATCCACGCTCAACAGCTTCCATAAATGCATCAGGTACATTAACACCATGATGAAGATTAAGACACTTTCTATTAACATCACCGGTAGGTATTCTCAGTGACATAAATTCCATAATGTCTGGGTGTGAGATATCCATATATGCAGCATAAGACCCTTTACGAGTTATACCCTGTTTATATGCTGTCATATCAGCATCAACTGTATGTAGGAATGGGATTGGGCCAGGTGCTATATCAGATACTGACCGTACATCAGACCAATGACCACCGACACCTCCACCTTTAACAGATAACCATCTTAGCTCTGATGTATGATCAATAAGTCCTTCTAATGTATCAGGTACATACCCAAGAAAACAAGAGATGGGAAGGCCTCTTACTTTTTCATCTTTTCTTGGGGCGTTAGACAGGATAGGTGATGAGAACATAAACCAGTTCTTTAGTATATACGAATATATACGTTCAGCTAGTTCTGTATCTCCATCCGAGAATGCGTATGATGTTCTTTCAAATGCTTCTTCGGGAGTTTTTTCATACTCCCTCATATAATAATCTTTAAGTAGTTTTAATGATTGCTCAGTCAAATTCAAAGTGGTAACTCCTAATTATATATTAATGATATAGTTATATATACTTAACTACTTACTCCCAAGTTCCTGATTTTCTAGGTTTGGTTCTTTTGATTTTCTTGGAGTTCTTATTCTTACGTTTCTGGTCGAATTTAGAAACCCATTCGTCTTTCTCTTCTTTATATTTTTTCATAGTATAGTGTATTATCTACCTCTCTGTATTGATCTCATAGCACCTGTTGTGTCATCTTTAAGAATAATTGTATTCATTGGTTTGGTTCTAGCATAATGGTATAGTTCCTGTTGAGTTTCATCTTGAAGATTAAGATACCTAGACCATCTCTCAAACTTTGATCTTCTTTTATCAAATCTACGAAATACTCTAGATGGGACTGTAAAGAGTTTAAATTTGTCTGGTTTCTTTTTAGGTTTTCCTGGTGTCATATCTACTTTATCAGCACCTATTGAATTACCTATTACATCTTCTTTTAGATATTTAAAAGCTTCAATTTCTGTAATATTCTTCTCTTCTTTGATAAGAAATAATGCAGCTGCATATGATGCAATCTTAGAATCACCACCTGGTAATTTCTCTAGAAGTCTTTTAACATTAAATACCATCCGATGGAAATAAGTATATGCATATTTCTCATCTGAAGATTTAAGATCTCTTAACTTTTTAAGCTGTTTACCTTCATCATCTATAATACCTTCTTTAAACGCATCCATATCTTCCCACGATGTAGTAAGAATCTTAATGAATCTATATGTGTATATAAGGTCGATTGTTTTACTCATCTATATCTCTCTTAATTTATTAACCACTATAGGATCTAATGGTATTTCTATTTTTGTATCATCTGTTATATAATTAAGAAATAACAAGAATGATTTTAATGTAGGGTAATATCTATTATGTATCTTAAAGAATAATAGATTAACACCACACTCCACTCCAAATACATTACAAAATATAATAATATGATTTAATATCAATCTCTCTTGAAGATCATCATTCTCAAAATACCTCTTAAATAATGTCTTTATATACTTTACCCGTTTTAAATCTGAGTAAAAGTCAGAAGTATTATTAGAATGATGATTTTCATAATGTTTAGCTGCATATAATATTAAGTTATCTTCATTTATATTCATTTAGTATATTAAGGACTCCACGATAATATATAGGCTACAAATGCTGTTAATACAGCAGTTGATATAACCCAAACCAATTTATGTACTGAATCAACAGTTCTTGTATTTAAACCAACACATTTCTCAAGTGCTACTATCCTATCTTCTATTTCATCTATAGACTTCATTACATCTCTTTTATCTTCTTCCAGCCCCATAACCTTTTCTTCAGTACGGGCAAATGCTATTAATAGATCAGCAACCTTGTCTATCTTTTCTTCTATTCTGTCTAATCTTCTATGATCTGGACAAACTCCATCAGGACTCGCCATTAGTTACTATCCTTATATCTGGGATCCATTTACGATATTTTCTTGAGGAAACTGATCCCTCAACTATAACATAATTAGGACCTAGTAGTGTTATATTGCCATCTTCTGTGACATTCTTCATGGTAACATTATCGCCTATATTATATAAAGAACCTGTTATATAAGCATCACGTTCTGGATCTGATTTAAACGTAATATTACGTCTAAACTTCTTAGATTCAGATAATCCCATACCCTTCCGTACATCATTAAATAATTTTTGAGCATCTTTAAATCCTTTAGGAATACCTAATTGAAACTGGTCAAAGTTATTAGATACAGCAGCTGCTCTCATTTTAGATGCAGACATACCTTCAACACCTTCAGCATCAGGATCTCTATCACCTGCAGATACTACGGATATTGTAGAGAAGTCATAAAATCCATGTCTAGCTTCCTTACCGTTATATTTTGATAGTAAGGCCTCGAACTCTGGTATTCTATCAGAACCTACTACCATTGTTACTTTACGATAACCTTTATTATAAAGGGAAACCGCAATATCAAATACATTTTTGATCTTTTTATCAAGGATAATAGATCTAGCATGCTTAGGGTACATTTTACGCATCCATTTGATCTTAGTAGTATATTCTAATGGGTTCTTTTTAGCATCAAATGATTGAGAAGCATATATAAAATATTTCGAAGACCCTGCAACTTGTCCTACTTTATTACATAACTTTTCATGTCCTGTAGTAGGAGGATTAAACCTCCCAAAAGTAAAGATAGCTGTTTCATCTGTAGCTTCTACTATATACTCTTTAAACGATAGTATCATTATAGATCTCTATTTTCCTGATAAACGTTGTGCTTCAGATTTTCGTACAGTTTTAAGATTCTTACGGACTAATGATTTAATCAGACCTTTTTTATTTTTAATATACTTCGCAAACTTATCTCTTTCCGCTTTGGTTGTTTTTCCTGACGAGGCCTGTCCACCCTTCATCTGAGCTCTGAGTGTGTTTAGTGCTATTTTTGTAGCCCTAGAGTGTATTTTTGACTGAGAGGCTTTCTTTCCCATGGCAATCTTTCGTCTTCGCGCCATCATAGGAGCTCTACGTTTCATTGATAGTGAAATAGCACGAGCACCCTTGACACTTAATCCTTCGGATGCCATATCAAAATTGATCTCTTTTAATATAGTTTTTAACGTTTTCATAGTACTCCAGAGTAGTCTGTTTATTAGGTCATTAGTATTATTTATAAGATTACTTCTGCCAACCTTTAATTATTGAGGTTGAAAAATTATTAGTAGAGAATTCCATCCTATCAACTAATTTAACAGCACCACCTGTTAGGTTATCAATAGCAACATAACCTTCAGCACCTGTTACCTTAAACCCTTTTGATGTTTTAACAAAAGTCTTAGTATCCTGTACTTGTGACAACTTTGCTATTAGCATTTCTTTAGCAGCTACTAATTCATTCTGAAGATCAAACATTAAAGTTAAACCTTTCTTATTAGCAGGTGAGAAGAATTTCATAACTTCATCTCGTTGTCCAGCCTTTCTATTCTTACCCTTATCAGACTTTAACTTATCTATATCTTTTTGGTATTTATTTTGTATCCATGACATAAGCTCTTTAACATGTCTGTCAGCGTCGATTATCTTCTCCGCTTGACGTACCTTTGTATTATTAAAAGTGTTTATAGCTCTATTAATCTCTTCATTTTCAGATACTTCTTTTAGTATAGTTGCAGATATTTGTTGGAATATAGTACCTGCATTAGACAAGAACTCTGTAACCGTAGCAGTATCTTTCTTAGAAAATGTAGCTACTCCTGTTAGATTAGGTAAATCTGCAGATTTAGACCATACAGACTTTACTTTCTTTAGAGAATTAACATTAACACCAAACGACGCTTTCATTGATTCGAATGTAGAACCCGTATAAGATGTATGCCACACAACACCTATATTAGCATTTAGTACATCAGTTGCTTGCTTTTTAGGTATAGCATATACAATTGTATTAGGGTGGAATGTTATATACTTCTCAGAGTCTATAGTCTCTTCTTTAAGATCTGCAGAAGTGAACATAATGTCACCTTGTATAACACCTTTAATTCCTAACTTCTTTAATTCAGTATAGGCTATCTTTAACTTGGTGGATAAATCCCCTGATGTATCTGCCTCTATATCATTATAAGATTTGTATACCTTAGGATTCTTATTAAAGATACCTTTTTTAGCAACAAAGAATTTTCCATCAGATGGGTCAATACCAGCGAATACTGCAGGAGCACCGTCCCACTTGACTGTAACAGAATGAGAACCAGAATTGTTCCCAGAAAGCATATCTCTTAAAGATCTAAGAGCATTAATAGCAGCTCTTGTACCCTTAACTCCTCCATCAAGAACTAGATCTTCAATGTGAGTCATATGGGTATTCTTAGCTTCTTTCATATAAATCTTAAAATTAAGCATAATACTACATTCTACAAATTAATAATACTTATTTATACTTAATCGTTCCTCTCTATGTTAGATCTAACTTCTTTTAAGATATCAGCAAAATCGAGACGGAGTCGCTCTTCATCAATCTTATTAGTCCTTAAACCATTCTCCATTGTTGATAATAGAGATACAAAGGATTTCTTTATATTGAGCTTTGTAGGCTCTACCTCTGGATGAGGATGTGATGCGCATGAAGGTCTAGGAAATAGAAGAGCTGCCATTAACACAAACCCAAGTAATATAGGTACAAACATATTTAACACCCAAAACTTTACATCATTTCTATACTTCCTCATTATAACCTCTTGTTATTATATCATTAGGATCATTAACAACTGTACCGCATGCATCCTGTACAGGCCACTCACGAATCCTATCTTTAAAATCCCATATCATTTTATCTTGTTTAGGAGCTTCTACTACAGTTCTAGAACCTTCAGGAAACATAGTGTCTTTAACAACATCAATAACATAAGTATTTTCTTTTACTTCAGTAATAATACCAGCAACATAAGCATCTGGTCTATTAGGCATTGGTTCAAAATCAAACGCTTGAATCCAATCATTAACTTTCATTTCCATACTATCCTCCTACTAAGACGGTTGTTATAAGATAAACCCCCATACTAAAAAACCATTGGAATGTTAGTATAGGGTCGAATGTAATTTCTTTATCTATCAAATTAATTATCATACTGTAAGTATACTACATTATATCGTAATTGTCAAGGTTTTTCTTACATTCTCTACGACTTTTTTTGTTTAATAGTCGTTTGATAAACCGACCGGTTCCTGTATGCCAGTTATGCCTAGAATGCCATTTCTTTGAAGTCCAATCCGCAATTATGTCTTTTTGACGCATATATTATCCTTGTAGTAGTACATTAATTTATTGTGTAATATTCATACACTTCTAAGTCCCATTTAAGAGTAGAGTATGTTTCCATACCCTCTTCAGTAGGTTTAGGTATTCTTACCCATGGAAACTTTGTATTCCTATATCTTACAAAAATGTTCTTACACCCAATCCAATCATTATCTAATTTATCTATCATTTTATTCATAACTAAACCTAACTCCTCTGTTGCTTATCGTTTTTAAATGCAATATATCCATAGAACAGTTCAAAATTATCTCTAGCCTTTTTATGTTGCTCTACAGCTTCTTTGTTGTACTCTGGGATCCCAATATCTTCTTTTACTTTCCATTTAGAAAGAATATCTTCAATTACAAGATATGTATTTGGCATTTCTACCTCCTTTCCTAACTCTTATAACGTATTATAACATTCTCTATATCCAATGTCAAGAACTATTTTCATTTATTTTGAAGTTAATGCCTCCCATGATACTGGATAAAGAGCACTCATTACCGTATTCCATTGATCAGCTAATTCACGAATTTCTAACTGTGCAGTTGGACTTTTTCTTAAATTATAGGCTCTTGCCCACGCCATTAATGATCCTGTAACATAATATTCAGTTAGCATAGACTGTGGGAGAATCATACGAGCTTGCTCAGGACATACACCAGAATCTAGCATTTCTGTGTATAATTGTTTTGCTTTAATGAGATATGTGTGGTAATTATCTGCAATAGAATCTGATGATTTAAGGCTCCAAATATAATCCATATTATTCTTAAAGGTAGTAACAAACTCCGTATCAGAAGATCCTTGTTTAACATTCTCAGGTCTATATCTCCAATTTTTAGGAGCATGGAACTTTGGTTCATCAGATACATATCTTCTAGACACTTCATTATAAGTAAAACCTATAACGTGTTTAAAACGTTGTCGTGCTACAAAAATAGGTACTGTTTCTCTCATAGTAACAGTAGCATGTGTGAATGGTGTGAAATGATTATGTTTAGCAAGAAAGCTAATCAGTTTTTTATCACCTTCTTTCAATATAGGAACAAATGCCGATAACGTACATAGTCCATTATCATCTTCTTGATCAACATACCTATCAATACCAACACCTTCTGATGTTTTATTAAATGATACTCTAGCTGAGTTAACAACTGAAATATCGTCACCCATGTGATCTATATATTCTGCTTTCATGTCATGTCCTTCCATAATTAAAACTTAAATCCTGATGTATCTAATGTCTTTTGTGTAGGTACAGAAGAATTAGACGTACCTTGGTCTACCTTTATTAGTGTCTGTGCAGAGTCTTCAACATCATAAAGTCTCATCTTAGGTCTATCAACTCCTATAACAAATCGTTTATTAGTACCTATATCGGCATAACGATTCTTTAATTGTTTAACCATTAACTGATTTAGATTAGCTAGTTCTTCTGTTGATATTAGTGCGAACATCATATCCGCTGTTGCTGGGAGTCCAAATGACTCAGAGGTGTCTTCAAGACCCACATCAGAGTTAGAGAACCCAGATCTTGTTGTTTGTGTTGCGGAGAGAATGGGTACATCAAATTCTACAGCTAAACCTCTTAGTTCTTCTGCTATCGACTTAATATAAGAATAGGTATTAACAGAACCCCCTAGTCCTTTGATTCGACTTGATGCACATATATTAAGATAATCAATAAAGATAATATCTGGTACGAAGTTCTTCTTTAACTTGAGTTCATTAAGGAGAGCTCTGAAATGACCTACATGAGCTGACGCTGTAGGATACTCCTTAACAATTAACTTACCAGTAGTCTTCGCTGATATCTTCTTTACTTTATTTATAAAAGTCTTCTGCCCTATAGATTCAATA